GACATGCTTGAGAAGGGTGACTATAATCCTGTAGAAAAATTAATCAAAGATGCTGTACAAATTAGTCTTACTAAAGACATGGGTACTGATTATTTTAGTGATCCCAAAGCACGTATCGAAAAGTATTATAACAGTGGCGGACAGGTAAGTACAGGTTGGCAACAACTTGATAAACTATTATATGGTGGATTTAGTCGCGGCGAACTTAATATCTTTGCTGGTGGCTCAGGTTCTGGTAAATCACTGGTTATGATGAACATTGCACTTAGTTGGTTACAAGCTGGACTTAGTGGTGTATATGTAAGTTTAGAGTTGAGTGAGGAGCTTTGTGCTCTACGTACAGATGCTATGCTTACAGGTATGGGCACAAAAGATATCCGCAAAGACATCGACACAACTACAATGAAGGTACGCTTAGTAAGTAAGAAAGCAGGTAACTATCAGATCAAAGGTTTTCCGGCACAGTCAAACGTTAACGATATTAGAGCATACCTAAAAGAATATCAAATTCAAACAGGTAAGAAAGTAGACTTTGTCATGGTAGACTATTTGGACTTGGTTATGCCAGTGAGTGCCAAAGTTAGCCCAAATGATTTGTTTGTTAAAGACAAGTATGTATCAGAAGAATTGCGTAATCTAGCCAAAGAACTTAATGTATTATTTGTAACAGCGTCACAGTTAAACCGTGGAGCAGTAGAAGAAATTGAATTTGACCATAGCCATATTGCAGGTGGTCTAAGTAAGATCAACACAGCAGATAACGTGTTTGGTATCTTTACAAGTCGTGCTATGAAAGAGCGCGGTCGCTATCAAATTCAATGTATGAAGTCACGTAGTTCAACTGGGGTAGGTCAAAAGATTGATTTGGATTACGATATTGACACAATGCGTATTACCGACAGTGGCGTAAGCGATGACGGGGAATTTAAATCAACAGCAAATAATATCTTAGGACAGATCAAAGCTGGTAGTACAGTAAATAAAGACGCTGTAGATAGTCCTAAAATTAATGCTAGTGTAGATAGCAGTAAACTCAAAAATATGCTTGCCGGCTTGAAGAACACAAAATGATTTATATTTTATTTAAATATCAATTTATAGAATTCTGGCAGATAATCTTGGATATTAATATTCTTAAGATTATCTTGTTTTAGAATTTCAGCTCGACAAACATCCAATAAATGATTGTCAACTCCATCTGGCAGTACTGTGGGAGAAAAATAAACAGGGGAACTTACTATATTATGATTATAAGGTAATTTCATTTTGTTAAACCATGCTATAGTTTCATCATAATATAATGTATTTAAATTACTGATAGTGTAACTAACTGATAAGTCAATATTCATCGATCGATATAATTCTATATTATCTATTAAGGTCGACCATTTGAGCGGATATCTTAAATATTCAAACACTGTATCAACGCCGTCAATACTTAAACATAAGTTTATATTTTTAAATTGTTTTAATATATCAAGTTGTTTTGTAGATAACTCAACTGATCCGTTTGTAGTCATTGATATAAAACAAGTAGTATTACCGATTTCTATTAATTTTTTTAACAATTCAAAATTCTTTTTTTCGTGCAACGGTTCACCACCAACAAAGGTTATTATTATTACATCAATTAATGCTATTGAATCTAATAGATGTTGATCAATTATTTCAAAAGTTTTTTCTTTATTAAGAGTTGCCCATGCGGTACTTGCTCCGGCTCCGCAAGTAACACAAGTGCCATTGCATAAATTTGAGGTATAAAATTTAACAATTTGAGGACTAAATTTACCATTGCGGCAGTCTTCTTCAATGAATTGTATGTCTTTGTTGCTATAAAAATCAAATGCAGAGTTTTTTATTTGCCGATCACTAATTATTCCTTGGTCTTCTAATGCCCAACATTTTTGACATGCAATGGGTCTCGTATCATTGAGGATATCTTCCCGTAATTGTACTATGTTAGTATTTTTTGGAAGTAAACAACATGGGGTTAATCCAGCTGGAGTATATTCGGCACCATAAAATGGCATTACACAGAAAGATTTATTCATTGTAATTTTACTTATCTTTATACTATACTTAAAGAAATAAATTAAATTTAATTACACATAAATAATACAAATGGAGCAAGACCTTGCAGAAACGCACCCGCAGCATACTCACCGAATTAGACGAGTTACTCACCCATAAAGACAAGGATAACCTTCTCGAAAGTCGCGCCAACAACATTATCAATGGGGCTATTAATCTAATCAAGTATATTCGTGAAAACTACGAAGCTGAAACAGCAGGCGAATTAGAGCGTCGCCTTCTCAACGCTATCAAAGGTCAAGACCCTAATAAATTTACTCGAGGCATTAGGAAATTAAAAGATGAAGATTAGAGACATAGTTGTTGAGGGCTTTTGGAAAAACGTAGGTGCAATAGGTAAAGGAATGGCACAAGGGATAGCCGATGTTGTAGCACCTGGTGCAGTTGATGACCTATCTAAATCATTTAGACAGGCAAATGCCGCAAAGAAAGGTCAAAAAGGTGCTAGTAAACCTGGCAATGTACTTTACAAAGGTAACGAATACCAATGGCTAGGCGGCCAATGGGGACTAGTAAATCCAGCAACAGGCAAGGCAGTACCTGCTCCTAAAGAACTACAAAAACAATTAAATTTTATGTCTACTAGAAAAGGCCCAGCAGATTATCAGAAAGCAGCAACTGGCCAACAAACACAACAACAAACCACGTCTGCTCAACAAGAACCGCTACTTGCTCAAATTAAATTGCAAAGTAGCTCTCCACTGGTTTACCAATTTGGCAAAAGTAATATGTTTACTTTAGATGCCCAAGATAAATGGGTAAGATACACTCCAGGCAGCACTAAGCCGTCTCCTCTAGCAGATGTTAATACACAGCAACTATTAGACAAAGCTGCTCAACGAGATAATATCGATCTAGCAAGACTTAAACCAACCCCCACGCAGACGAAAGACAAAATAACAACAACTGATTCTACTAAGATTGCTAGTGTAACTACCCCATCGGGTGTGCGTGCTGATAAATGGAGCGACGGCGAGTGGACTACACCGGATGAGGAAGGGATGGATGGGTTTGTGGTAGATTCTGATGTCCCGCAACTCGAAGCACTATTAAAACAACAACAAGCCTGAGCATAATGCAACTATACGAAATTAAAAAACAAACTCCGCAGTGGCTACTCACAGAAAGTAAGAACACTCATCTTGAGCATTTAGAAGACTTGTTATTTAACAAGGGCTGGGTAGGAGCACAAGAAGCCTTAAACTATATCGATAGCCTACGTCATATGTTAGCAGAGGGTACAGGTACTACAACACAACTAACAGTCAAGTGGGACGGCAGTCCGGCTATTATCTGCGGTGTTGATCCCGAAGATGGTCGTTTCTTTGTAGGTACTAAAAGTGTATTTGCCAAAGGTACACCTAAACGCTGTAAAAGTACTAAAGACATACAGGGATGGTACGGTGATCAACCCGAACTAGCAGACATGTTAGAAGCCGCATTAAAATATCTAAGTAAACTAGGTATTGGTGGAGTAGTTCAGGGTGATTTGATGTTTACTCCTGGTAAACTTTCTATTGTAAACGTAAACGATGAAGATTGTTATGTGTTTACCCCTAACACAATTACCTATGCTGTTCCAGTTAACAGCAATTTAGGACAACGCATTGCTCAAGCACAAATAGGTATTATATTCCATACTACCTATGTAGGTGACTCAATTGACTCAATGACAGCACAGTTTGGTGCTAATGTCACTGGCTTTACACAGACTAAAGATGTATGGTTTGATGATGCTACATACAAAGACTATACAGGTATTGCTAGTTTAACACCACAAGAAAATGCTAATATAGAAAAGTATCTTGCGGCAACTGCGGCTACAATGGAAAAGATTGGGCAACAACGATTTGACATTGTCTTACAGGATAAAGAGTTTAATCGTATGATTAAACCGTTTGTAAACAAACAAATACGTGCAGGTAGCCAAATTGGTAATCCTACTAAATTCCTACAAGATTTCATTGATCACTATGAACAAGAAATGATGAAGGGTGTAGGTGATGATCTTAACTCTAGAGTGGCACAAAATCGCGTGGCTAAAATCAAAGCTAAAGAGCAATGGATAGCAGATAACAGCAATAACCTAATAGGCGTATTAGCTACTTACAAACGTATCATTGAATTAAAACACATGCTCCTAAACAAACTACAGCAAGTAGAAGGTATTGGTACATTCCAAAAGACTAACGATGGCTATAAGGTTACTAGCCCAGAAGGCTTTGTGGCTATAGGACACGATGGCGGCGCTATTAAATTAGTTGATCGTTTGACCTTTAGTAGAACGAATTTTTTAGCCAAAGCATAAATAAAAGTATGCGCGAAAGCGTAAAAACAATTTAGGAGATTTAAAAATGGCAACAATTACACGTACAAACGGTGGCGCTCGTCCAGCAGATGGTAGCTCACCAGGTAATGCACAGATTACAGGCCGTACCCTTACGCACTACACAGTTACTTCGGCAGGCATGTGGTCAACTTCAGGTGTTGCAGCAGGTGCTGTAAACTACTTAGCAGTTGGTTCAGACTATGAAAAACTAGTTTTAGCAATTGAGCAAATTGGTTCTATCGAACTATTAGGTACACCACTATCAGGTAACCTATTCCACGTAGCAATTTCTGGTGCAGCTCCAAGCCCAGCAACTGGTATGACATCTTTACAAGCATACTGCAACACAGCAGTTAACGGTTCAGGTGTTTCAGGCGCTACTGTAGCAGCTTTCACATACTAATCTAAACAATTAGTTACTGAATAGAAAAAGCCCTTTTTATAAGGGCTTTTTTATTGGCTATAAATACCTAGTGGCCAATCAATATCTATATCAAGGTTTTACGTTAATTGACATCACTCCAACAGGAGTAACCAATCACACGACTAATAAAGAGTTTGAACGAAACCAACAACGCAATTGGGAAACTGTACAACAACTCATAGGTCTGCGTACACAACCTACTATATTAGAAACTGATAACTTTTCAGACCATGTACAAAAGGGATATAACTTTGGTATTAACTACAATGGATATCACCGCATTTGGACTTTTAAATTTGCAGTAGACTAT